TTGCATATACTAATTATGCAAATGGATTCTATTACTTAAATGGAGATGGCATTTTAAGATATTTATCTTCTAATTCTCATAGTAACTTTACTAATCAAATTAATAGTATTACAAATGGTTCTTGTGATACAACCACAACAACAACGACAACGGCTGCACCTACAACTACTACAACCGTAGCACCTACAACTACGACTACGACTACGGAAGCGCCAACGACAACAACCACGACTACGGCTGCTCCTACGACAACTACAACTACAACCGCAGCGCCTAATTGTCAGCAATATTTCTTGTCAAATAGTGATGAGTTTGCAGATTATTATGATTACCAATCTTGTGATGGTACTCAAAATACAAATGTAGAATTACAAGGAGGTGGAAGTCTTACAATCTGCGCAAGAATAGGAACGGTAACTGCTGGAGGTGCAATAACAATTACTGGTCCACAAGGTTCATGTACTTAATATGAGATATATATGTTGTCAACCTGCGAATGATTATTATTTATGGCAAATAGAAACGGTCATAAATAATTTCATGTCGCATGGTATTAACCCTAATCAAATAGATATTGTATTGGGTTATAATAATGAAGATTTAACTAAGTGGAGAATTTTACAACAACACCATAATACAATTAGGTTTTTCTTTTATAAGGACACGAGAGAAAATAGTAGTTATATACCTGCTATTTATTTTAATCTTATGAAGCAACATCTTGCTTCTAATCCATCATTAAAAGATGAGGTTTTATTTTTGCATGATTCTGACATAGTATTTACAGGAACTCCAGATTATTCAAAGTTTGAAAAAGACAGAGTTTGGTATTTAAGCGACACAAATAGTTATATTAATTATGATTATATAATTTCTAAAGGCGATGACCTTTTAATTGATATGTGCAGAATTGTTGGTATTGATTGCTTAATTCCTAAGTTAATGAACGATCATAGCGGAGGCGCACAATACATAGTAAAAGGAACGGACTATAATTTTTGGGATAAAGTAGAAAAGGATTCAATTAGTTTATATCAATATTTTGTAAACAAAGAACCTTATTATGTACCTAAATATGAAAACGATTATCCAATACAGAAATGGACTGCTGGTATGTGGTCATTGCTTTACAATGCGTGGTTCTTTGGACATCAAACGAAGGTTGTTAAGGAATTAGATTTCGGATGGTCTACAAACGATATATCGGACTCAGTTAAATACAAGATTATTCACAATGCTGGAGTAACTGATTCAAAAAATGGAATGTTTTACAAAGGAGAATATGTAAATAAATTACCATACAATACAAATTTAGATTTAGATAAGAATAAAAGCAGTTATTATTATTACAACGAAGTGCAAAAAGCAGGTTTAAATTCACCATTACTATAAAACAAACAAGCAATTATGAGTGTAAAAGAAAAGTTTACGGAAATTTACGAAAATAATCTATGGTGTTCACCAGAAAGTGTTAGTGGTGGTGGTAGTGAAATGCAAAATACTAAAGTAATTAGAAAAGAATTACCTGTATTAATACAAAAATTTAACATTAAATCTATTTTAGATTTACCATGTGGAGATTATAATTGGATGAAAAGTGTTGATTTATCTAATGTTTCTTATATAGGTGCAGATATAGTAGAACCATTAATTAAAAAAAATAAAGAATTATATAATGAAATTGATTTTAGATTATTAGATTTAACTAAAGATATATTACCTAAAGTTGATTTGATTTTCGTTAGGGATTGTTTAGGTCATTTAAGTAATGACAATGTATTACTTGCTTTAAAAAATTGTAAAGAAAGTGGTTCTAAATATCTATTAGCAACATCTTTTACAAAATGGGATTTTAATCCTGATATAAAAGATGGAGGTTGGAAATGTATAAATTTAATGATAAGTCCATTTAATTTAAATCCAATATATTTAATAAATGAAGATTGTCAAGAAGGATTTCCTCATTATAATGATAAATGTATGATTTTATTTCAATTGAATTTATAAGACAAAAACAAACAAAATACGTTTATGATAAAGAACATATTAGATTTATTGATGGTAACTCAACATTACAATAAACATGAATCGATAGAAATTGCAAAAGGTAAAAATGAAATTCCAACTGATTGGAAAAAAGCATATAATCAAATGAAAAGAATATGGAAGACAAAATAATTACCTTAAAAGTTAAGCATAATTTAGATGATGTCATTAAAAAAGTAGATGATGTAGCTGATAAGTTAGAAGAAACTAATGATAAAGTTGAGGAAATTGCTCAATCTACTAAAAAAGCAGAAGCTGGAATTGGCAAAATGGCCAAAGCATTTACTGGTTTAGGCTTAGCAATTAAAGCAGCAGGTATTGGGTTATTGCTTGAAGCATTCCAAATATTTAAAGATACTATTACATCAAATCAAAGGGTAGTCGATTTATTTAATACATCGATGACTGCCACTAAAATGATATTTTCAGATATAGTAAAACTTATATCAGGCGATTTATCATTTAAAAAGTTTTTTTCAAACGTAGGCAATACTTTTAAAAAGGCAACCGATACAACTGAACTTGAAAAAAATGCAAGAAGGGCAGCAGTAATTCAACAAGGATTAATTGAAGAGTATGATCGTTTAGCAGAATTACAAAGACAAATTCGTGATAGTGAAAATAATTCAATTCCTCAAAGAATAAAGGCAAATGAAAAATTAGGGCAATTATTAAAAACTCAAAATTTTGAAATGCAAAAGCAAGCACAATATCAAATTGATGCTGCGAAAGCAAGATATAATATAGCGCCTACTTTAGAAAATGAAATTGCATTATTAGAAGCACAAAACAATAAAAAAGGAATTGCAGCACAAATCACTGGTTTAGAAAGTGAGCAATTATCAAATCTTAATTCTTTATTAGGTCTGCAAAAAACTAAAAGAGATGAAATAAGTCAAAAGAAAGAAGAAGACAGATTAGCAGATTTAGCAAGATTAGATGCGCAGACAAATTCTATGCGTACCTACGAAGCTAATATTGCAGCAATAGAAATTGAAGCAGAAGAAGATAGAAAATTAAGATCAGCAGAAAAACAAAAACAAATTGATCTTGAACATAATGCTGAATTAAAGTCTTATGCCACTTACATGGCAAACATTACCGCTACGGATAAAGAGCAAGCAGATGAAAGAAAAATAGTTGCAGATATTGAAGCAAAAGCAAAAAACGCATCATTACAATTATATTCAGAAGGTTTAGCCCAAATAGCAAATGCACTTGGAGTACATACAGATGCAGGTAAGGCTGCAGCAATAGCATCAACTACAATTTCGACTTATTTAGCAGCACAAAATGCCTATGCAAGTCAAATGGCTATTCCATCTCCAGATGCTCCATTTAGAGCAGCATTGGCAGCGGGTTTAGCAATTACCGCAGGTTTAGCTAATGTAAATGCAATTATAAATACTCAAACACCTATGGGCGGAGGAGGCGAAAGTGCAAGCATTCCACAACCACAAGCACCAAGATTTAATGTTGTTGGAGCAAGTGGTGTAAATCAATTAGCACAGGTTGTAGGTCAAAGCCAAGAGCCAATTAAGGCTTATGTTGTTTCTTCTGAAATAAGTTCACAACAATCATTGGACAGAAACAAGGTAATGAGTGCAAGTTTAGGTTAGTGAAAATGTAACAAAATTTTAAATATACGTTTATACATCATGAAAATCATAGAATTAATAATTTCAAACGATGAGGATGGGATTGAAGCCATTAGTTTAGTGGACAGACCTGCGATTGAAAGTAATTTTATTACATTGGCTAAAGAGTACGAAATGAATTTAGCCGAAGTAGATACTGAAAAGAAAATATTAATGGGACCAGCATTAATCCCTAATAAAATGATTTACCGTAAAGATGGTAAAGAAAAATATCAAGTATTTTTTTCTGAAAGTACGGTTGAGCAAGCGAGCCAAATGTATTTAAAGAATGGCAACCAATCTAATGCTACATTACAACATCAAACTAAAATTGATGGAATGTCATTAGTTGAGTCTTGGATTATCACAGACCCTGATATGGACAAATCTAAATCCTATGGGTTTAGTTTACCTAAAGGAACTTGGATGGTTTCAATGAAGGCAGATAATGAGCAAATTTGGGCAAAGGCAAAAAGTGGAGAGATTAAAGGATTTTCAATTGAGGGGTACTTTGCCGACAAATTAAGTTTAGAATTATTGCCAGAAATTAGTGATGAAGAATTAGTCAATCAAATAATAAACGTAATAGAAAATGAGCAAAGATAAAACATCAAGTCCAAAGGGTGGCAATCGTGGTTGTTTATGTGCAGATGGTACATATAGCATTGAATGTTGTGATGGAGAATTACAATCACAAGGAATAGGTTCATTAGTTCAAAGTGTAGCATCCACAATAGTAAATACAAATAGTCCAAGAGTTTTAATCACAACAAGCAACTAAAATGAGCATAGAAAGCAAAGTATTTGAAAAATTGTTTACTGCTGATAAAGTAGAATTAGCATCTCAAAAAGTTGAGTTGGGATTTTATGATGATGTTAAAACTTTAATAGGTTTGGCTTCTGCTGCAACTAAACAAGCAAAAGCAAACGATGATCAGGCATTTAATTTATTAGAGAAGTTAAATCTTGCAATTAGTAAATCAAAAGATGCAGTTCAGGTTTCAGCAGATTTAACAAAAAAGTCAAGTGCAATTATGGCACAATTAAATCAAAATGCTAAATCATTTGGATTTGATCCTAAAAGCACAGATGCTTATAAATTAAATACTGAATTATTAAATAGTATTAATGCACTTAATCAATTTGCTGGTTTAGGAAAAGTTGTTGCAAGTAGAATTATTACCAATTAGTAATTAATTAAATAAATATATGGAATACAAAAGCACAAAGAATCGAGTTAAAGCAGTATTAGGCTTTCAGGTTAATTTGGCGCAGATGAAGTTAGAAGATGGTGTTACCATTATCGAAGCGGAAGAATTTGCACCAGAGTTTTCTGTTGGTATAGTTACTGCCGATGGTGTTGTACCTATGCCTGTTGGCGAGTACACATTAGAAGATGGAATGGTTTTGGTAGTTGCAGTTGAAGGTATTATAGCCGAAATTAAAGAGGCTACAATAGAAGAAGAAGCAGCACCAGAAGTAGAAGTTGAAGTGGAGGCTAATGCAGCACCACAGGCACCTGCACCACAAGCAAAGCGAGTGGTTGAATCAGTTAGCAAGGAAACTTTCTTTGCAGAAATTGAAAAATTAAGAACTGAATTGTCTTTACAGATTAATGAAGTTAAAGCGGAAAATGAGTCTTTAAAATTAGAAAAAGAAGCATTGGAAGTTAAATTAAATTCTCAAGAAGAAGGTGCTGAGCCAATCGTTCAGAATCCAGAGGCTGAGGAAAAAGTGCAAGGATTTTCTTTTGGTCAAAACAGACCTGAAACAATCCAAGATAAGATTTACGAAAAAATGTTCAACTAATTAAATTAAATAAAAAATGGCTACTACAACGTCAATTACCACAACCTATGCTGGGGAGTATGCAAATAAAATTATTGCTGCTTCTTTGCTTTCTTCACCTACTATCGATCGTGGTGGTATTGAAGTAAAACCAAATGTACGTTTTAAGCAAGTTATCAAAA